CAGAATCACGGTTGACTTTTTCTGTCGATTTCAGAATCTCTATCCATTCATCCAGCTTCTCCACTCTGATCCGCCTTTTACGCTGCTTCTCTTCTGGCACGCTCCCTCGCCTCCCTTATTTTTCTTTTCCGGTACCGGTATTCCAACATTCGGAAGTATTCATGTGCATATGCTCCGACAGCAAATACTGCGAGTCCAAGAGCTTCATACAAATAAAACAGTTCTTGCTGTTCTACCGAACATCCACCAACCATACACATAAACCCAAAAACAATAGTCACTTTACTTAATGTCTTTGCAATCTTATAAAACATTTCTCATCCCTCCTTTACTTGTCCAACTGGTACCGCTTACGCGGTTTTCTCAATGGTATATGTAATTTTCACTTTTTCCTGTTCTTCCAATAAAGAAATCATCACCTGTATAATTTTTTCGATATCAGGTTTCATGCTTACCACCTACTTTCTATTGAAGTTTATGCGGTGCTGGTTGTACTTGTTGATTCGTCCTACCATTTCCTTTCAAACAGAAGAGACAAATGCAACAGCTACTGCAACAAAAAAACTGGCTACCCCTTCAATAAAAATCAAAAGGAATAAGTCTTCTGCTGTTTCATCCCAATTTTTATCAGGTTTTTTCTTTATCACATACGTTCCGAACCCCAATACCCACGGGATTAAAATATAGATGCATTTCCCCATGCTTCTTTCCTCACTTTGTTTTTTCTTTCACCTCAAAATCGATATTTAAATCAAAATAGCTCAGACTGTTAAGTGTTTTCTGCAGCTGATCGGCTTCCTTTTTCGCTTGCTCGATCAACTCCGCAAACTCCGGTAAATTACTGACCTCAATTCTCAGACAGCCAGTTGGCTTTTCTGATACTTCACCAGACTTTTCCGGTGTGTAATATCCTTTCATTTTTCTCACCCCACTTTCATCTGTTGCAAATAGTTCAGTTTTCTCCTATACTTTAATTACAGGCACTTCCATGCCAAATATTCATTACCAAGGAGGTTTCTATGCTTACATATCAATGTAGAGTTGTTTTAAGAGAACTGAAAAAACTTACCAATAACACAGATGCTAATTTTTGTTATCTGTTTTGCACACATTCTTTTTCTCTTGATAATTCCGAAGTAACCTATGACTATGGTAAATTTGAAAGTGAAATTGACAGTATCATGGATACTTTAATCGCGGAAGGCTATGTAAAAACGGATTTCAACGAGTATAATTTCAAATTAACCCAGAAAGCGATTCACGAATGGCAATTTTTGCTTCCTTATTTCGCACATCCAATAACTTATCTTATTACTTGGATTTTAGGCATTGTCTCAGCTTTCATAGCTGAATACTTGATCCAAAATTATCTATGAGATTCCGAAAGTATCTCTTGCGGCATATTTACACCACTTTTTCAACTCTGCTTTGGTTGGTAGCGCATACTTTTTGTCCTTCATATAAAACAGCATTGCTTTTAATGCAATATTGTTTGCCAGCCATCCTATAATGCAAGCTACGCAAATTAACGAAAGTACTATAATTTTCATCTTTCCTCACCTCACTTTTCTACTCACCGCTTTCATCTGTTGCAAATAATTTGATTTTTTCCTATACTTTAAATACAGGTGCTACCAAATTTTACATTTTACGAAAGGACAAAATATTATGTTAGATAATTTCAATCTTCCAGATAAAACTATAGACAAAATATATGATGACGCTTTTCAACCTGCCGCTCATGAAACCGGCAAATTGCTAGGAAGGATTCCTCGTGCTATAAATGCTGTATTTTTTGAACTTGATAAGTGGATTCTTCAAAAAGAATACAATGTAGAACAAACCAAACAAGTTCTTGAAAATAAATTATCTTCTGTAGATCCAGAAAAAATTGTTTCACCTGAACCGTATGTAGCAATACCCGCTTTGGAATCTATTCCATATACAATCAGCAACGAAGAACTTTATAATCTCTATGCAAATCTTCTTGCCAAAGCCATGTATGCAGACACGAAGGAAAGTGTGCATCCCTCTTTTGTGGAAATTATTAAACAGCTCTCTCCTGCTGATGCTTTAGTTTTAAAGGAATTTGCCACATCAAAGAAACCTATTGCTGCTGCAATGTTTTCTATTCTCTTGCGAGTAAAGGGTTTACATATTCTTGGACAATCTCCTGAAGAACATTCTTTTCTTGAATTAGCTTTTGATATTCAACTCCCAAATCTTTCAGAACAACAAATCCGTATTTCTATTGATAATCTGAAACGTTTAGGTTTGATTTCTCTCTTAGATTTTTCTTTATCTGGAGAATCCGCATATGCCTTCGCAAAAAGCACCGAATTGTATTCAAAAGTTAAAGACGAATTTGCAAAGCTCAACCAGTCTGAAACTCTTGCCGAAACAATTACTACAAAAGAAAAAGCTTTATCTCTTACTCCAATTGGCGAACTCTTTTGCAAAATTTGTATTTTAGATTTCGAGTAAGTTTTTCATTTCATTGCGAAAATCTTTTATTTCTTCAAGCACCTGTTCATCGCAAACTAGATTTTCTTTGATGCGTTTTCTCAACTGTAGCTGTTCTTCTTCAAGAGCGGCTACTTTTTCTTTCAAAGTATCCCATTCCTTTTTTCTTACCCACATCTTTCATTCACCTCACCTTCTTCATTCGCTGCTTTCATCTGTTGCAAACAAATAATCTAATGTTTTGTCCGGAAAGGCTTTTCGCTTAATTTCTACACATTCTCTTAATGAAAGTGAACTCCTGCCACTTAATTTGAAAGACATCGTTGTCGGAGTTACATCCAGAATATCTGCCAATTTCGCTTGGGTAATTTTGCTTCTTGCCATTTCCGCCTCTAAATTTGGAAACACTTCATCACTTCCTTTCTCGATTTTTCGTGATTACGTTTTTAGTATATACGATTTTTCGAGATTGTCAATATGTTTTCTCGAATTTTTGAGATTTTCATTTTATTTCAGCTATGTTTGTATTGATTTTTCGAGATTTTAATGCTATTATCTAAGCATAATATCGAAAGGAGAATTTTCAGTATGAATGAATTAGAGTCTAATTTAAAAGCTCTTATAATAGATAAATACGGAAGCATGAAAAAATTTTCTGAAACAATAGATATGCCTTGGACTACATTGGATAGTATTTTAAAAAGAGGAATAGCAAATTCTAATATTTCAAATGTATTAAAAATTACTCGAGAGTTAAATTTAGATACTGAAAAGCTCGCAGATGGTGAAATTGTTTATGTTTCTCATTCGCCAATTACTATGGCAGCTCATCTCGATGGCAAAGATTTCACCAAAGAACAGTGGAGCCGTATAGAATCTTTTGCTAAATTTGTAAAGCAGGAAGATACAAAACAAATCCCATAAACAGAACAGCTATTATGCTGCACTTAATGCTGGGAGGGATAAAGTTTGAATAAATTAGAACACTTAGAACAAGAAGCCTTTGATAGTAATGTAAAGATTCATGATTACTATCTTGGTGAAGATAATTTAAAAGGATTTTACATCAATGGAAATATTGCTATCAATACATCTGTTGGCACTACCGCAGAAAAATCCTGTGTTCTTGCTGAAGAACTCGGACACCACTACACTTCCGTTGGCAATATTCTTGACATGACATCTTTCGCCAACCGAAAACAGGAACGTCAGGCAAGACTCTGGGCGTACAACAAGCAGATCGGTCTGATCGGACTGGTGCGAGCCTTTGAGCATGGCTGCCAGAACCGGTTTGAAATCGCTGAATACCTGGAAGTGACAGAAGAATTTCTGGAAGAATGTATTGAATGTTACCGGAATAAGTACGGGATTTGTAAACGGGTAGATAATTATGTGGTGTATTTTATACCGCAGTTGTCGGTGATGAAATTGGTATGACCGCATATGCGATTATATAGAAACACTTTATATGAGGAGGAAAAATTATGAAAAAGAAACTTGTAGCATTGGTTCTGATTGGAAGCATGGCACTGTCATTTGCGGCCTGCGGCAATAGCTCCGATTCATCAAAAGAAGCAAAGGAATCATCCAAGAAAACAGAAGCATCTGCTGAAACTCCAAAAGAGGAAGTAAAGGAAGAAGTCAAAGATCCTGTTGTGCTTACTGGAAAATGGGAGTACAAAGATGATGACGGTACTTGGATGCAGGCAGATATTACAGAAGATACCATCACAATAAACTGGATTATGGATGAAGGAAACACGACTGCTGTTTACTGGGTTGGAACCTATACTGCTCCTACAGAATATTCTGAAGAATATACTTGGACATCCACCAGAGATAAGGAAGCAACCGATTCCGCTCTTCTCGCCTCTCTGGATGATACAAAAGAGTTTTCTTATTCCGATTCAAACAAGCAGATTACCTATCAGGTAACAGTTTCTGGAATAACAAAAACTATAACCCTTGAGCAGACAGAATAAATAAAAGAACCGCTCCTGCGCCAACAGGAACGGTCGAGCGATGAAACATACACCAATATGTTTCTCTATTAAGTACTCCGAAGAGATACCCAATTTCCAAATAATATTGTATCATCTTCGGAGCAGCCACGCAAGAGAACTAATCGTAACTATATAAACAATTACATTTTTGTTTCCAAAAGAAATGAGGTGAATATATGGGACGTAATTTAACAAAAGAAGAGCTTAAACGACATAAAGAAAAGGCTTTGGCAAAAATGGAACACTGTATCGACTCTTTGATCAATAGTCCAGATTCTAAAACCAGTGGAAAAGCTGACAAATTAAGTTATTGGCTTGAAGATTGGTCTACTTTTCTCGATTTTGAATCTCGTTTTTCCCCATCCAGTTTAAGAAGATACAAACGAGGTGAAATCATAAAAGTCCATCTTGGTTATAATATTGGTAGCGAAGAAGGTGGGTTGCACTATTGCGTTGTTGTCGAAAAAAATAATTCAAAGAACTCCCCTGTAATAACTGTTGTTCCGCTTACCTCTGTTAAGAAGAAATCTGATGTAGATCATCTTCATAAAGGTTGTATCTATTTAGGTAACGAACTATACACAGGGTTAGTTTCCAAAATTACTTATATTCAAAGACCTCTGGAAAAGAAAGTCTTTGACCTCAAGAAAGAAGTTGACGCCACTTACAAAACTCATCCAGAAGACATGCATAAATTCCAAAAGGATTTAGAGGATTGTGCAAGGGATTTATTGTTATTAAAAAGAATGAGAAACGAAATCAATAAAGCAAAACTTGGTAGTATTGCTTTAGTTGGACAAATCACAACCATCAGCAAAATACGAATTTATGATCCGAAAACTAATTTCGATATTTTAAGCAATGTAAAGCTTTCCAACGAAAAGCTTGATCGCATAGATCAGGAAATTATTTCTAACTTTACAAATAGAAAAATTTAAAAATCAACATATTTTATTGACATTTTCATATAATGAGGTATATAATAAATAAGCTAAAACAAAGCCGTTAACCGGCAGTATACAAGACAATGCTCCCAGTCATCTGGCGAGCCGTATTTATTGAAAGACCTCGTAGAAATGCGAGGTCTTTTACGTTATATAAACATTTTTTCAAAATAAAACCGCTCCTGCGCCAACAGGAACGGCTCAAGACTAATGCCCCGAAGGATACACCAGTACGTTCAAAATATAGTGTATCATCTTCGGGCAGCCACCGCAAGCAGAACTCATGTTCTTCTGCTGGCTGTTATTTTTATACTCATTTTTACGTATATTGAAGAGAAAGGTGATATAATATGCCAAGTAAAATTGAACGCTGCGCCATTTACATCCGTGTGTCTACTGCAGAACAGATGATGCACGGTAAATCCCTGGAAGCGCAAAAACAGTACCTGACCAATTACGCCAAAGAACATAATATGACCGTTGCTGGAGTTTATGCTGACGAGGGTAAAACTGCCCGTAAAGAATTAAAAAAGAGAAAAGCTATCCATTCCCTGCTTGAGGACGTAAAAGCCGGAAAAATTGATGTGATCATCTTCTGGCGGATTGATAGATGGTTTCGTAACCTGTCTGATTTTTACAAGGTACAGGAAGTCTTGGACGATAATAACGTCCATTGGATCAGCACCAGTGAACCCGGAATCAATATGGAAACCAGAGACGGTCGACTGCAGCTGAATGTAGTTCTATCTATCGGTCAGAATGAGGTCGATACCACTAGCGAACGTATCAAATTCGTAAACGAAGCATCTATCCGGCAGAGAAAACTGATCTTCGGTGATGTGAATATGGGGTACGGCTACAAATCTGGAATCATTGGCGGCGTAAAACGCATGGTAAAAGATCCTGATCGAGAAGATGCCGTAAATGCTTTTTATCGTTTTTTCTTTAAGCACCATGCAAAAGGACTTTCCATGCGCTATATTCAGGAAAATTACGATCCGGATTTTACATGGGCGAATATGCGAACACTGCTGTCAAGTGAATTTTACAAAGGAACCTATCGCGGAATTCCATACTGTCCTGCTTACCTGACAGAATCCGAATGGAATAATCTGCAGGAAATACAGAACGCAAATGTTAAGCGTGCTCCTTCTGGCCGGATTTATCTTTTCAGTGGCATGATAAATTGTCCGATCTGTGGACGCAGGCTTAGCGCAAGAGGCGGTTCATCCATTATCAACAGGAAAACCGGTGCCAAAAAAGTATACTGCTATTACCGATGCAATAAAGCTTTCATCGATCATAAATGTTCTTACAGACATATGGTTAGTCAGAATCTTATAGAACGATACCTGATTGATCATCTGGAATACGAATACAATAAATTTAAAATAAAATGTGAAAAAATTGAAAAGGAACAAGAAAAAAAGAAGAAAATTCAGACTCCTGAAAAGCTCCAGAAAGAATTAGAACGATTAAATCTTCTCTTCCAGAAAGGAAGAATCGAATGGGATTATTACAGCAAAGAATATGATCGGATTGAAAACGAACTGAATGAATTGTTAAATACGGCTCCGGAATTGGAACCTGATTATGCTTATCTGGAAGAGCTGCTGAATACAGACTTTAGAACAATGTACTACAATTTAACCCAAGAAAACCGCAGAGCCTTCTGGCATTCTATTATCCGGGAGATTCACCTGAACACTGATCATACTGTCGACTCTGTTGATTTCTTATAGCGTCTTGTACTAACTGGTTGACTCCGTTTGGGGCGGATAAAGTTATGACCGCCGTCCTCTCCGGTGAGGCAGATATTGGCTTTATGGGAAGTGAATCTTCGATTTATACTTACCAGGAGGGTGCAAACGATGTCATCAAAAACTTCGCACAGCTTACGCAACGCGCCGGAAACTTTCTGGTCGCACGTGAAGAAATGCCGGATTTTTCATGGGATGATCTGAAAGGAAAAGACGTTCTTGGCGGAAGAAAAGGTGGCATGCCGGAAATGGTCTTTGAATACATTTTGAAAAAAAACGGAATTAATCCACAGAAGGATCTTTCTATCAACCAGAGTATTGATTTCGGTTCAACCGCTGCTGCATTTTCCGGTGGGCAGGCAGACTATACCATCGAATTTGAACCGAGCGCTACTGCCCTTGAAGCGGAAAATTCCGGTTATGTCGTTGCTTCTCTCGGCGTTGATTCCGGCTATGTCCCATACACCGCCTATAGTGCCAAAACAAGTTATCTAAATGCTAATCCGAACATCATCCAGAAATTCACCAATGCCCTGCAAAAAGGAATGGATTTCGTTCAGTCCCATACTCCGGAAGAGATTGCAAAAGTCATTGCACCACAGTTCAAGGAAACCGATCTCGCTACAATTACAACCATTGTCAGCCGTTACTACGAACAAGACACCTGGAAATCGGATCTGATCTTCAACGAAGAAAGCTTCAATCTGCTGCAGGATATTCTGGAAAACTCCGGTGAGTTGAAAGAGCGTGTTCCTTATGAAGAACTAGTTACGACTACCTTTGCGGAGAAGGCCGCCCACTAAATAAAAGCGCAGACGCTTCATTTTAAGCCAGCGTCTGCGCTCTATTCTTACATTTTAAAATTTATCCTTCTGAAACTCTTACCGGATATATCCATCCTGATAAGCCTTCTGCTTATTGAATGTGTACATCTCCGCAAAGGATGCCTGTACATACGGATTTACATAAAAAATTGCAAGAAGTCCACAGGTAACCGCACTCAGCAGATACCATCCAAGGAATGACAGATCCATGATAAATGCTTCCATTTTTTCTCCATCCATCATCTGTTTACTGATCTGGAATGCTTCTTTGTAATCCATTGCCGGATTCTCAGCAATAATATATGGTACCATCAGATATTCATAATGCTTAACGATTCCAGGTACCACCAAAAGCAGGCTCCAAAGTGTAGTAAATAAATCTCTTAAAAACATGGTAAGAACAATATTAACATAATGTCCGGAACGGAAACCGTCAAGCAATGTTCCGATTCCCGGCTGTGCAGTCTGGTTCAGGATAAAGAACCGGTATCCACCCATTTTCAGGAGATTACCTACAAATACTTTTGCCACAAGGACAATCAGTATTACTACCGTTGCGATTCCTGCAAGCAATCCGGTAATCATTCCCACATTAAATAAATTTCCACTATATATATCTGAATTCTCACTTACCCGTCTTGCACTGGATTCGCCAGAGACTGTGCCAAAGATTCCCATCAGAAGCGCAACTACAACGGCTGACACATAATTCTTCTTAAATGCCATATTGCCTCTCATTTTAAGTTCTGCTCTATTCCACATCATATACCTCTCCTCCTTCGAATACATTGATATGATTCTCACTACCTATACTTTATCATCTGTAAATCTGTCAATCACTTTACTGATTTTCTATCTGCTCAGCAAGATCATTCAAGTACACCCATCTGTCCATCTTTTCTTCCAGTGTTGTCTCTGTTTCTTCTTTCTCTTTCATAAGTTCGGACAACTTCACGGAATTGGTGGCATTCTTAACCATCTCCCGATCCAGCTTTTCGATCTTCTCTTCCAGCTTTGCGATATCCTCATCGATCGTCTCGTATTCCCGCTGTTCTTTATAAGAAAATTTCAGCTTTTTTTCCCGCTGCTTCCAGGTCTTTTTGCTGTCAGACTCACCGGTCTGTGCAGAAGCTGCATCTGACATATTTTCTGCAATTGTCTGTCCGTCTTTCGGTTTTTCAAGCTCCACACGGATCAGATAATCGGAGTATCCACCTTCCGACTGGCGGATTTTCCCACCTCCATTAAATGCAAAAATACGACTGACAGTACGATCCAGGAAGTACCGGTCATGGGATACAATCAGAATAATACCATCAAAATGATCCAGATAATCCTCCAGGATTGTCAGCGTCTGGATATCCAGATCATTGGTTGGCTCATCCAGGATCAATACATTTGGTGCTTCCATCAAAACACGTAGTAGATAAAGTCTCCTTTTCTCGCCTCCGGATAACTTTTCAATCCTCGACCACTGCATTGCCCCGTCAAAAAGAAATCGTTCCAGCATCTGGGACGCGGTAATCTTCCCGTCAGAAGTTGCAATGTACTCACCTGCTTCTTTTACATAATCAATGACACGCTCGGATTCATCCATATATTCATTCTCCTGCGAGAAATAGCCAATCTTGATTGTCTGTCCAATTTCAATAGTTCCGACATCCGGTTTTATGATCCCGTTGATAATCTTGAGCAGCGTCGATTTTCCACATCCATTATGTCCAATAATTCCGATTCGGTCTTTCTTCAGAAAAATATAAGAGAAATCTTCGATCAGCTTCTTTTCTCCATAAGATTTGCAGATTCCGGAAAGTTCGATTGTTTTATTCCCCATACGGGAAGCCACAGAATCCAGCATTACTCGCTTTTCTTCCTGAATATCTTTCATTTCCTGCATAGCATGAATCCGGTCAATATGCGCTTTCTGTTTGGTACTTCTCGCCCTTGCGCCGCGGTGTAGCCATTCCAGCTCCGTACGCAAAAGGCTTTTTCTCTTACGTTCTGTGGCAAGCTCCATGTTCTGACGCTCGGCTTTCAGACGCACAAACTCGGAATAATTGCCTGGATAGTTATATAATTTCCCATGATCAACTTCCACGATACGATTTACCACACGGTCCAGGAAATAACGGTCATGCGTAACCATCAGGATCGCTCCCCGGAACTGGATCAGATATTCTTCCAGCCATTCGGACATCTCATTATCCAAATGGTTCGTCGGTTCGTCAAGGACCAGAATGTCTGCCGGTGTTAAAAGTGCCCGGACAAGTGCCACTCTTTTCTTCTGTCCGCCGGACATATGCTCAATCTTTTCATCATAATCGGTAAATCCAAGCTGATTCAGCATAGACTTTGCTTCTGCCTCGATCGTCCAGCGGTTCAGCTCATCATAATTTCCTTCTGTTGCCGCGCGAAGAATTGTTGTTCCTGCTTCAAATACCGGCGTCTGCGGAAGATAGCAGATCTTCACCTGATTCCCCATGCTGATCGTTCCGGCATCACTTTCTTCGATTCCGGCAACGATTTTCAGCAAAGTGGATTTACCCATTCCGTTGACTCCGATCACACCGATTTTTTCATTTTTATTGATTCCAAATCCCACATCATCCAGAAGCACTCGATCCGTATAGGCTTTGGATACATGTTCCATTGTCAGTAAATTCATATATTTTCCCCTGTGATTCTCTGTTTTGTCTTTTTCCATTATAGCAATTTGTACGGGTCCTAGTCAATCCAAAGTATCTCACCCGGCACCGATTCTGACACGCAAAAGGCACAGAATCCTATCCGTTACCGGACAGTCCCTGTGCTTTCACATATCCCCATATTCTTTTTATCTTATGATGTGAGTGTCAAAAATAAATTTTGCCGCTCACTGGTGTAATCAGATTGCTCCATTGCTAAGCAAGCTTGCATCGGCTTTCTGACCTTTTTGACCCTGGTATCATCATCTTATAAGAAAATATATTTCAGGATAAACAGTATCACCAGTACATACATCAGTACACTGATCTTCTTTTCTTTTGCTTTTCCTGTAAGTACGTTAATTACTACATAAGAAATCACTCCCATGGAAATACCTTCTGAAATACTGTAGCAGAATGGCATTGCCGCGATACAGATAAAGCACGGAATTCCTTCGCTGTAATCACTGAAGTTAATTCCTGCCACATTGCTCAGCATATAGAAGCCGACGATGATCAGTGCCGGAGCTGTCGCAAAGGACGGAATTGCAAGAAAGATTGGTGATAAGAAAAGGGAAATTCCAAACAGGATCGCTGTTGTCAGGGATGTTAAACCTGTACGTCCTCCTTCTGTTACACCAGAAGCACTCTCTACGAATGTTGTTGTTGTAGAAGTTCCGAGTACTGCTCCAACTGTAGTTGCAACCGCATCTGCCATCAGTGCCCCTTTGATTCTCGGAAGCTTTCCGTCTTTGTCAAGCATGCCTGCCTTTGTAGATACACCGATCAGAGTTCCGAGTGTATCAAAAAGATCTACGAAAAGGAATGCAAATACTACAACAACGAATTCCAGTGAAAATACATTCTTAAAATCAAGCTTTCCAAATACCGGTGCAAGGCTTGGAATTGCAAGTCCGGAACTGAAATCCGGAAGCAGACTGTAGAATCCGATCTCCGGATTCGGTACATAAAGACCTGCTATCTGGCAGATGATTCCAAGTATCCATGTGATTAAAATACCCCAAAGGATATTTCCTTTGATGTTCTTAATCACCATGATTGCTGTGATCAGCACACCTATGATTGCAAGAAGTACAGTAATTCCAACGTTATTGAAGCTTGCTTCCACTCCATTTGCCTGATTATATGCATCTACGGAGAAGAGCTGTACCAGAGTAGATCCTCCGACAACGATATTGGCATTCTGAAGTCCAAGAAATGCAATAAATAATCCGATACCAACGCTGACTGCTGTCTTAAGACAAGCTGGAATCGCATTGAAGATCGCTTCTCTGACATTCGTCAGGGAAAGAATAATGAAAATAATACCCTCTGCAAATACTGCAGTCAGTGCAGTCTGCCATGAGTAGTTCATACCGATTACTACAGTATAAGCAAAGTAAGCATTCAGTCCCATACCAGGTGCAAGTGCAAATGGATAATTTGCAAATGCTGCCATACACAGCGTACCGATCAGTGATGCAAGTGCTGTTGCAGTAAAGACTGCCCCCTGATCCATACCCGCTGCGGAAAGAATGCTTGGATTTACTGCCAGGATATACGCCATCGTCATAAATGTCGTAATACCTGCAAGAATCTCAGTTTTGACGTCGGTGTGATTTTCTTTAAGCTTAAACACCTTTTCCAACATATTGTTTTCCTCCTGCTGTTTGTCTTGGATATTCCCTCTCACTCCTTAAAATATCCTTGTACAATTTTCTTGTAGCAGAGAATATTTTAGCAAAAAAAAGAGAGAAAGTAAACACATTACTTTCTCTCTGATTTCTAACTCTTGTTCGCTATTACTGTTCATAGTAGCTGTATACCGCAACTATTTGCTCTCTCTGATCTTCTTTCTGAGCGGAAGTACCATTGCAGGGGATACGGATAATTCGTCTAATCCCATGCTTAAGAATTCTTCAGTCAGTTCGAGATCAGCTCCGAGTTCTCCGCAGATTCCGATCCATTTACCTTCTGCGTGGGCATTTTCGGCTGCCATGCGGATCATTGCAAGGACTGCCGGGTGATGCGGATCGTAGAAGGCATCCAGCTTCTGGTTCTGACGGTCAATTGCCAGCGTGTACTGGGTCAGATCATTGGTCCCTACGCTGAAGAAATCCACTTCT